TCCTTACGCTTGCGCATTTCGTAGATATCATCTAAAAGGATGAGCTTGGCTGTCATGCTTGGTACCCTAGCATATTTAACCATAAATATCTAACAGCCAAGGGAACGACATGGATTATTGGTACTCTGGACAACTTCGCAACTATCGGTTGCAGTTCATCCGCGCATTCAGCAATTTCTATTACAGCGTGGGTACTAATCCAGACGGCTCTCCCCAGTTGGTGAGATGTCCGTGCAGATACGGCGATCCAACTCGCATAGCTGCTACTGTGGTCAGAGGAAATAGCGAAAACAAGCTGCTGACTACACCGTTCATCACCTGCTGGATCAGCGGTCTGAGCACTGCTCCCAATCGCCGCCAAGGACCCCAGATAATAGACAGCGTGCAGATCGATACCAGAGCGTATGATAGCAACACAGGACAGTATCTTAACACGCCCGGTAATCAGTATAGCGTTGCGAGATACATGCCGGTTCCCTATGAGCTAAGCATGAGCGTTGACATATGGACACCAAACGAAAGCGTAAAGGAACAACTGGTTGAACAGATAATGGTCCTATACAATCCGGGGATCGAGGTACAAACCAGCAACAATCCCATTGACTGGACAGTGATAACCTGGATAGAGATGCAGGACCAAATCACCTGGAGCAGCAGGACTATACCAATAGGCACTGACAATCCCATAGATGTGCTTACCATGATATTTCGCTTTCCCATATGGATAAGCCCTCCTGCACAGGTCACGCAGCAGAACATAATACAGAGCATCGTTACCAACATCATACAAGGTACCAAGCAAGATTCTGAGCAAGTTGACTGGACAGACTATGAATTTCTCAGTCGCGCTACCACAACTCCCGGGAACTTTGGAATCAATCTCACTTGGATAGGCAACAACCAATACACCATGAGCCTAACAAGTTCAGCTGGTAATCCTCAGGAAATACAAAACAAAGCTACTGTTACATTTTCACAAGTAAATCCTGTTCTAACACCAGGATTGAGCTTTAGCTTCAACGGAATCACAATACCAATAACCACTACCAATGTTGCAACATTCGTAGACAACGCAGCCGCACTAATGGTCAACACCAGCTACAACATACAGCTACAAAACTACAATCAAATCATGTTCATTAACAACACTGCCGGAGACAATGTCTTTGAAAACGTGATAGGAAATCCCTTGTCTGGAATGGGATTGCTACCAACCACTTACCCCGGTGGTCAGATAGCTTGGTGGAGATTATTCTTACCTTTTGGTACACTTAATCCATATAGTACCTATGGCACCAATGCCAGCCAGATCACCGTATGGCTTACCATACCAAACCAAGATCCCACAACCACGTATCAAGCTGCGGGATGGATCGAACCACACCCCACTGATCAAAACTTGATCATATGGACCGTAGAACCAGAAAGCGTGCCTGCAACTACTATACCTCCAGTGACAGCTGTGATTGATCCGCAGATGAAAGGACCAACGCTAGGATTGCCGGCACCTGCTGTTGGCCAAAGCTATCTGCTAACCAATGCACCTAGCGAGAACAGCGCAGGCTGGGGCACCATATTTGCCAATGCCAACGACATAATTTCATTTGATGGTACAGTATGGGCCGTAACATGGTCAAGCGCAAACTATCAAGGAAGCAACCAATACGTGCAAAACATGTTTACTGGCAAGCTTCTTGAATGGAATGGGTCGCAGTGGAGCGAGTACATACTGCCGCATTACCAACCCGGTTACTGGCGCTTGGCTCTATAAATATCCAATGCTAACCGAGAAGATTGCCAAACTTAACATAGATGAAAAGAAGTTTGAACAGGTGTTCACGCCTGAGGTACATCGCGTTGCTGATGTACTACGCAAGTATGGGTTTGATACCAGGGTGGTAGGCGGAGCTGTACGCGATTTCGTGCGCGGCGAATCTCCAAGGGACATTGATTTTGCTACTGATGCCGATCCTAGTGAACTGATCTATATCTTCAACATGGAAGGCATTGATCACGACGACAAGGGAATCGGGCACGGCACGATAAAAGCAGTATTCCCAGATGGCAAGGTTGATGTGACCAGCATTGCCTACAAGCTAGAGCTCAAGGACGGAAAGGTACGCATCATACGCGGCCAAGACTGGGAGCAGGATGCCCAGCACAGAGACCTCAGCATCAACAGCATGAGCATAGACAAAGACGGCACGCTTTATGATTACACAGGAGGATTAGTTGACCTACGCAATCAGCGTGTGGTCATGATGCCTGTTACACAGGATAGGATCAAAGAAGACCCGCATCTTATCATGCGTTGGTTCAAGGCTCTTGGATACTTTGATAATCCTCGGTGGCCCAAGCATGACTTAGCTATTATCAAAGATAACATGCCATTGCTTTTACAGATCAAAGACGACGAAAAGACCGACCGCGAGCTGAGCAGCATCATGCGCAGCAAGAATGGACAGAAGATAATGCGCATGATGTGCAGCCTCGGTGCAGACAAGTATCTGGGAATAAATTGCGATTGATGCGGGTAAACCGCACAATAACGCATGTCAAAAGATCTAATAATAGGTTCATTTACCAACTACGACTGGGATAAGATCCAGTACTGGGTCAACAGCATAGATGCCTGTGGATTCACCGGCGACAAAGCCATGCTGGTTTACAACTCACAATTAAGCACGGTACAAAAGCTTAACGATCGAGGTTTCAAGGTCATGGGATTTGGTCAAGATCCCAGAACAGGCAATCTAGTCTATCCAGGACAGTTGATCATAGTGGTAGAGCGCTTCCTTCATCTGCACGGATTCTTAGAAAACCTCATGAAGCAGGAAGACTATCGCTACGTTATACACACCGACGTCAAGGATGTGGTATTCCAGCGTAATCCCAGCGAATGGTTGGATACCAACATGGGAGATGCCAAGATACTGGCTAGCTGCGAAAGCCTGCAGTATCAGCATGAACCCTGGGGCAACGAAAACCTACAGCACAGCTTCCCTTGGGTCTATGACAAGATGAAGACCAATCCAATATGGAACTGCGGAGTGCAATGCGGAGTGCCCAACGTGATGAAAGATCTATGGATCAACATCTATCTGCTCAGCGTGGGCAGCCAGCATGCTACCAAGGTACACAATCCAGATCAAGCAGCTTACAACGTGCTGCTGGGACTAGAACCATACAAGAGCATCACCAAGTTTACCATGAGCGAGGATGGTTGGGCCTGCCAAGCTGGTACGTCCTACGATCCTGCTAAGATGCACACTTTCAAACCACATCTCTTAGAACCACAGCCCAAGTGGGACGGTGAAAATGCCACCACCAGTAATGGCACAAAGCATTTCATCTTACATCAATATGATCGCATTCCAGATTGGAAACCAGTGATAGAGGCACGATATGCAGGTTAATCTACAGGAAGAATATCAAAAGGTTGACCAGATGCTGAACCGCTTAGGCGTGCCGCATTTCAATCCAGGTCGCAGCATCGTAACCAGCGTGTATGGTAAAGAGATTGCCAGTGGTTACGTGCTGATGAGAGAATTGATACTGCAAGAAGTCAAGCTACCAATTGAGATCTTTCACCGCCGAGGTGAGATCACATCAGAGCAAGCAGCAATATTGCGCAGCCCGGCACCAGATCAGATAATAGTGCGCGAGATACAAGGAACACCAAAAGATTTTGTAACACCGTACGGTACTACAGCGGGATGGAGCACAAAGCCTTACAGCCTCTGGGAAAGCCAGTATGCAGAAAATCTCTGGGTTGATGCAGACAGCTTTCCAATACGTAATCCAGAATTCCTATTTGATGATCAAGAATATCAGGACAAGGGCAGTTTGTTCTGGCGCGACGTGTTCAGCACCGATCGTGCCAATCGCTATCATGACGCTGCACCAATGTGGCGCATCTTTAATGTTAATCCAACAGACGCTGAACCTTTTGAAACCGGACAACTGCTGATCAACAAAGCACAGTGCTGGGCTGAGATCAACTTGGTCAAGCACTACGCCGACAACTGCGAAATCTATTATCACTTTGGCGGTGATGCAGAAACCTTTCGCATGGCATGGACCCATTGGTATCTACGCAATGGTGGTCAGTTGCAGTATATCAACTATCAGGCTGATCCCAAGGTGCCATATGGATTCATGCCGTTTGGTCCATTCCATAAAGGCAATGCCAACCAATACAAGAAGTGGGGCGGCGGCACTGTAATGGTTCAGCGAGATCGCAATGGTAATGAATTGTTCAATCATCGCAACATGGAAAAGTTTTCACTGGGCAATAATCCAGTTTATCACGATATAACCAATGAGCTGCGCTATCATCAGCACATAGAAGATCTGAGGCGTTTGATATGATAGATCCTGTCACTACTGTGAAGTTTCCGTCAAGTTGGCCAATCAAGCGCGAGCCTGCACGATTGCCAGAGCAGCGCATAGATTACTGCGGAGGCATGAAATTCAATGATAACTTTGACTGGGACAACCTGTGGTATGATTGCGTGCAACTGAACGAAAATCAAACCATACTGATAGGGCCGCCAATATATGATGCCAAGAATTGGTTCAAAGACCACGCAGGGTTTGGCGATAGAGATAACAATCTTCTAAATTATCAGTTCTACGATCTCGATAGAGTTAGCTATACAGTGATTCAGACTCGTAAGCTGGATAGCCATATCGTGCTGCTGAGCAAGGACACAGATCCTTTGCCAATTGAAGTAAACCACAACGATGGATACTTTAACGGTCACAAGGTAATGGTTACTTTACAAAGAGATAATCCCATAGAGTGGATTGAACAATGGATGGATTATCACTATCACGTGCATGGCATAGATGGGTTTCTCATATATGATAACAGCAGCAGTAAGTACACTGTTGGAGAATTAGATCACCGCCTCAGCAGAGACTATCTCAAGCTCAAGATAGTACCATGGCCTTATCCATATGGTCCACAGGGCAGCGATCATGCGCCATGGGATAGCGATTATGGCCAATACTGCATGTTAGAACATGCAAAGTATCGTTACCTCAGCAATGCCAGCATGGTACTTAACAATGACATAGACGAGCTGATAGTGACCAAAGGTCCAAGCTTAGAACAGATACGTACACAACTTGAACAAGGACCACAGCATTGCCTCTACTATCTGGGCAAGTGGATTGAACCACATGATGTGCCTAACAACCGAGGTGCATATGAAGTTCCATGGGAAGCACGCAGGTTCAAAGATTATTGCTGCATGGATGAAAATAACAGGCGCGGCATAGGCAACAAATGGATGTTAATACCACAAAAATGCATGCAGTACCAATGGCGTGTGCATCATATTGCCGGACCAGCTGGACAGAGCACTGATCTATATTATGCGCATTATCTTGCAATGAACACCAATTGGAGCTGGCCCAGAGACAAGTTTGAAGGTGATGTGATGAATCTACGTCCAGAACCTTGGCTTCACACTGCATTACAGAAGATAGAGGTATACAAATGAGGTTGCTATTCGTTGTACACAGATACGTGCCATATCCCGGCGGAAGTGAATACTATACAGCTGCAATGGCCGAAGAAGCGCTGAGCCGTGGTCACGAAGTCACAGTGTTTGCTGGTGAACATCAAGGCGATTACAACGGTGTGAAGGTTACCAGTGATCCACAGATACTGGGTTGGCCTTGGGATCTCATAGTGGTACACGGTGGAGACGTTGGATTACAGAATTTCGTGCTCAGCAATGCTACTCGCATACCAAGTCCGATCCTCTACATGTTGATATTACCCAGCAACAGCGATGTATGTGTCACAGCTCTAAAGGAT